CGTGCCCCGCACCGCTGGCAGTTAGCCGGCTGCATGACGGAGCCTCGCGATCGCTGCCGCGGCCGCTGCCCGGCGGCCGATGTCCGTCGTCGCCACGACCGAACGCTTCGCCGGCTCGCCGATGAGCTGGGGCGAATCGTCGATCCAGATATCGACGTCGATCCCGGCGGCCTCGGCGGCCGCCCGCTTGAGCGTGTCGGGTCCGCAGAGCACCACGCCGGCGAGGGCCTCATACGCGTCACCGAAGCCGGCCTGGACGGCGGCCCGGTTCTCGGGCGTGTCGGCCCGGCGAGTGATGCAGACGACCTTCGCGCCGCGGTTGCCGGCGTCGAGGATGAACGACCGCCAGAGCCCGGGGGCCGCGGTGTAGGTCTGGTCGTAGTCGAGAGAGATCGTGAGGCCGGACGACTCGCCGACAACTCCACGCGCGGCCCGCCAGGCGTCGAGCGACCGGGGAGCGATGCTCGAGCTCGGGTAAGCCGGGTACGTCACGGCCGAGATGTCGTACAGGCCCGAGGCCCGGTAGATCGTCCGGATCGGATTGCCCTTGTCGTCCTCCGTCCATACTTCGCCGTCGGGGGCGGTCGTGAACGCGAACGAGGCGCCGGTGATCGTGCGGTCCTCGACGAGCATCAGCAGGTCGCGGCCCGCCGAGGTCTGGATCGGGTCGTGGCGGTAGCCGAGGCCCTTCGCGTCCTTGAAAATCTCGAGGCGGCCGTTCGTCGTCCGGCCGGTGATCAGGCTCGGGTCGTGGTCGCGGAGGAACGGGACGTCGAGCTTAGGGCGGGGGTCGTTGGGGTGCCGGTCGACGATGCCGTCGAACGCGGTCGGTGAGAACTTCTCGCGGAAGCCGCCGAGGTCGGCCGACAGCGAATCCCACGGCGGGGAGATGCCGGTCAGGATCGTCGGCTGGCCGTCACGCTTCTCGACGCGGATCGCGTCGGGGTAGTCGTTGGTCGGCAGATAGCGGCGCTCGGGCGTGTTCACGGTTCCCTCCTACACTGGCTCCGCGGACAGCTCCGCCGTCCGCTTGCCGACGAGCAGCTCCGTAGCGCTGCCGTCGCGATGAATCCGGACCAGGGCGGCCGGGTCGTCCGGCGTCGCTTGAATGGCAAACGGCGAGCCCTCGACGCCGAGAAGGCCGGCGGTCATCAGGTGCTCGATCGTGCCCTCGCCGTCGGCCCAGTAGACGTATTGGCCGACGGAGAACCCGCCGGCCTGGTCGACGCTCTCGCCGTAGCCGTCCTCGGCGTCTGGCGTCGGCTGCGGCTCCGCCGGCGCCCCCGGCATCGCGACGGCCGCGGCGGCGTTGTCGAGCGTAGAGAACCCGAGCTGGACGTAGGTCTGGTCGGCGGCCGGCGTGTCGAGGAGGGGCAGGTCCTCGAGGTCGCGGATCTCATTGGGGCTGATCGCGCCCTGCTGCCACAGCGACGAGTAGAGCTGCACGCGGCTCGCCGTGTCGCCCCGCAGGAGGCCGCGGTTGTCGAGCTTGAAGTAGACCGAGTCGCCCTGCTCCTGGTAGGTCGACAGGATCGTCCGGTCGACGGCGCCCTCGATCCGGCGCTGCCACGGCAGCAGGCACCAGACCTGTGCGGAGAGGTGCTCCTGCTCGACGGTGCTCCACTTGTTCATCGTCGCGTCGCCGATCAGCGTGCTCGGCACGCCCCAGCAGCGGGCCACGTCGGCGACGACTGCGTTTCGCAGCTCAATGAGCTGCGACTGCTCGGCCGTGTTCCCGTCGATCGTCTTGAGCTGCATCTTGCGGGGGAGCACGGCGGCGGACCCGCGCTTGCCCGTGCCGCCGTAGAGGTCCCGCATCTGTTGCCGCAGGGCGGCCACGGCCTCGGCCGGGATCGTCTCCTGCGTCTCCAGGACGAGATCGGGGCGGGCGCTGTTCTCCCAGTAGCTCGTCGCCGCGCTGTCGATGGACCGGGCCAGGGCGATCGACGTCGCGCACAGCTCGGGCGGCGCCATGCCCACCAGGCCGTTCTCGGAGAGCCACCGAACGTGCAGGACCTCGCCCTGGCGGAGCGGCTTCCAGCGGCCGTCCGCCTCGAAGTAGGAGTACTGGACCGAGTAGTCCGACAACCTCTCGACCTTGATCCGTGTCGGGTGCAGCGGCCGCAGCTCGGAGCAGAAGCCCCGCGGGCCGGGGATGATCTTCGCGAACGAATTCCCGTAGAGCGCGGTCGTGTAGACAACCCACTCCCAGAACTCGTACGAGCTCTGCCACGGGTTGGGCCGTTTGCCCAGGACGTAGGCGACGGGCAGGTCGTCGGCGGCGTCACGCCGGCCGGTGGGCAGCGTCCGGACGATGTGGCCGGGCATGGACGCCACGGCCTGGGCGAGGAACCGGACGACCGCGAGGATCGCCGTGACGCGGATCGCCGTCTCGGGCTTGCCGGCAAGGGACGAGTCGAACAGGCCGAGCGGATCGACCAGCGACAGCGACCGCATGGAGAACGTCTGCGGCTCGTGGCTGGCGGCCGGCCGGCGGGGCGCCCGCGGCTTCTTAGGGGCGGGCGTCTTGCGGGTCTTGCTCATAGCTCGATGATCTGCCAGGCGGCCGGGTCAGTGTTGCCCTCGTCGCTGGTGCTCGCGATCGCCAGGGCGTTGACGAGCGCGACGATCGGGTCGATCTTCTCCGTGCTCTTCGCCTTGTCCGGCTTGATCATCCCCGTCGGGTCGGTGTAGACGCAGACGTGGTTGGCCGACCACGCCGCGACGGGGTTAGGCGGGTCGCCCGTCCGCAGCTTCCCTTCGACGACGAGCGCCTCGAGCAGCTTGCAGGGGGCGTTCAGCGTGCCCGTCCGCTGGGCTACAGTCTGAACTTCCACCTCCGCCCGCTGAAGTAGCGTCGCGAGCGGTCCGACCTGCCACGGGTCAGCGCCGACGGCCACAATCCGCGATTGCTCCGCGACCTCGAGGATGTCGCGGGCGACGTGCTCATGGTCGAGCCGCGCCCCTTGCGTGGGCGTCACCCATCCGTCGCGGATCCACGTCGAGTAGGGAATCCCTTCGCGCTCGCGGGCCGGAACGGTTTCCTCGGGGACCCAGACCTTCCACCGTGCGAAGTAGCTGCCGTCGCTCTCCTTCCACAGGAAGCAAGCCGCCGTCATGTCGAGATTGCTCGCCAGGTCGACGCCGACCCAGCAGGGGCGGCCGTCGGTCGGGGCGAGCGGCCCGGTCGAGCAGGCCGCCCACTTGTCGGGGTCTTGGAACCAGCGATTGTCTGACTGTGCCCAGACGCCGAGCCGGTAGCGGAGGAACGCCGTCCGCTTGCGGGCGTTGGTCAGGCTGTCGGCGTAGTCGTCGGCGAAGTCTTTCTCGCTGATCGTCACGCCGAGCGACGGGTTCGCGGCCTGCCAGATCTTGGGGCTGGCGTAGTCCTTCGCGTCCTGCGGGGCCTCGTAGACCTTCCCGAAAAACGTCGGGTTGGCCTCGGGATTCTTCTCGACCAGCTTCGCGTCCTGGTACCACCGATAGCCGATGCCGTTCCGCGATTCGCCGGCGGTCGAGATCGCCACGACGAGCGGCTGCGCCCGGGCGGCCCCGGCATAGGTAAGGGCCTCGACGAGGTCCGGCTTCCGGTGGGCGTGCAGCTCGTCAATCACGACGGCCGAGGCGTCGATGCCTTCGGCCCGCCAGGAGTCGGCGGCCAGGCAGACGTAGCGCGAGCTCGTCTCCTGGTGGACGATCGTCGAGCGGCTGTCGACGACCTCGAGGGCCTTCGCGAGCTGCGGGTTCGCCCGGACGGCGGCGGCGACGGAGCGGTAGATGATGCCGGCCTGGATCCGGTCGACGGCCGCACCGTAGACGGCGGCTCCCGGCTCCTGGTCCGCGAGCAGGAAGTACAGCACGAGCGCCGCCATCAGCGACGACTTGCCGTTCTTCTTCGAGACGTAGATCGCCGCGCGGCGGTAGCGGCGGAGGCCGTCGTCGTCGACCCAGGCGAACAGCGGCTCGACGATGTCGTGGATCTGCCACGGCATCAGCCGCATCGGCTTCCCGGCAAACTTGCGGCCGGCGGTCATCACGACCTGGCTCTGAATGAAATCGACGACGCGATCCGCACGCCGCTGTTCCCAGACGTAGCCGGGGACGTAGTCGGGCCGCCTGGTCCAGGCTGGCTTCGCCGCCTTCTTACGCGGTGCCGTCGATGAACGCGCGGAGCGTGTCGGCTTCTTCTTCACTCGGGGCTTCCTGCGGGATACGGGCGGCGGCCGCCGCGGTCAGGCCGAACTCCTTCGCGAGCGCGACGTAGTCCCGGCGGGCGTCCCGCAGGAGCTTTGCCACGGGGGATGCCGCCTGTCCCTTCTCGGTCGCCGTGATCCAGCCCTCGGACCCGAGCTGCTCGGTGAGCTGCTCGCAGTCCGCGAACAGGTGGCAGAGGATCCCGAACGTCTCGACCTGGACGGGGCCGAGCCGGCCGTCATCAGCCAGGGAGGGGGCGTGGATCGTCCAGAACCGAGCGGCTGCGGGCCGGGCCGCGACGGTCGCCGGGACCTCCAACTCGCCGGTCAGCTTGGGCGTCGGGGCCTTGCGGTGCCGCGTGTTCCTGCCTCGCTTGGTTTCACTGCTGTCCGGTTTTGGGATCGGACCTCGCGTTCCCATTTTTCAAAACTCCCCAGAAACTCGCGCCGAGC